CACGCATTCGCACGGCCCCTTCTGTAGCAAGCGGCCTCAAGCCGCAGAAGCTACCCACCCCACTTTCACCTTATCGGTGCCGAGTGAGGACGGTCTGGTCGAATTGCCGACAAGCCAGGCGTAAAGCCCGGCGTCACCGAGCAATTCCTCGTGACCTCGCCTCAGTTTAAGCGTAGGCACCCGAAACTCTCGTCGCTGGAGATTAGCATTCCAGCGAGATTGACACGAGAAGCCATGTGAGCTATGGGGAAAACCCATTCGCCCAAATGGAACATGCCAAAATTGCTTGAGTTCCAGGAGCATGGCATAGCTAGCACTAAGATTATTCATCTTAGTGAGCAGCTTACAGCTTTCTGTAAGCGATATCCATGCACGAGCTGACTCACAGCGTGTGTACCTAAAGCGAACTATGCCAGTATCTTTTCCGGCATAGGTGAAAGCCCCGCAAGACTCCCTTATTGGGGAGTCAATACAGGTCTTATCACAATTCACTTTAAAGCCACAAGTTTCTAGTATCTTGACAAGATACGGTGCGTCCTCTTTAGGACACACTATATCATCGCCAAAGACTCGTAGAGGCTTGTACTCTGTCATGGGATGCAAAGCGCTCCGGGCTATCGCCCAGAACACAAGCGTCTCAATCGGAAAGCACAATGCTGAGCCCATGCTCGCAAAGCATGTCGGTCGTACTCGATCCTGATCGATTTGGATCTCACGCGACCGATAACGAGTGACTAGACGGAAGAACTCTTTTGGAAAGAGAAGACGGCAGAGTTTTAGCCTCACTCTGTCGCTAGCATCTTTCAAGTCGATTGTAGCAACATCAGACCTTTTGCAAAGTCTGGCGTTGTACTCTTGATGATTGAAATTGATGCTCCTCCGCGTTAAAGGGTTCTCGTTGATAAGAGATCTAAGAATATCCCATAAGCCCTGTTGGGCGAATTGGAATTCCTTAGGCTCAATACAAATGCTCCGTAGGGACTTAAAGTCCTTAGGAACAATTGCTAAACGAGAAATAGGCTTAGCCAACCCCTGAGGTGGGGTGGATCGGTCGTTAAACCGATACAGGCGCAAATCTGCGCCGGGTATTCGCCTAAAAGACCACTTTAACAAACCTTTTTCCTTCATTGCTACTGCTCCAGGACCGTGTCGGCCAAAGGGTATTTCTACCCACTGAGCTAACATGGGGTGGAGCCGATCTCCATCCATCACGACGCGCCTGATCAAGGCGCGAGCTCTATTCAAGAGCCATGATGGCGTGGTGATAGTGGGTTCTTCCACTATTCTCTCTTTAAAGGAAGCTTTCGCTTCCTCAAGAGTCATCCGCGATGGCATATCAACGGCCTTTGAAAAGGCCATGAATACCTGGCGCAGAACATAGAAGCGATATACTGCTTCTGGGCTCTTAGCGCCGAGCGGATGTCCAGAGTCGTCAAATAGCGTACGAAAACAACCGTACAGCAAACTTGGCAACTCAGACCGCCAGTGTTTTCTGAAGCCGGAAGGAACCTTAAGAGGTTCACCGGTTATGATGCTGGTCTCAATCGCTTTACCCATTACGGGGAGCGACCGAACGAGCAGCACCAAACCTTCAGACTCTAGCCTCAGTTTGAGGTAACGAGCACTGGTTTTGTAGCATAATCTTTGTGAAGGATCATGCACTATGAAGTCCTTAAAAACCGAATGGTAGAAGGCGAGTGCAAGTGCAAGGTGAGGTTTATTCATACAACCCCCTTGTTTGCATCTGTCTGGCTTACCATTCGCCATCACCTCTTCTTCGTCATTTTCATGACGACATCAACGATATGCGATCCTTGAAGGGATTTCATGAGGCTCGGAAGCAGATTCTTGAGCAGAAAATTCGCGACATCGCTGCCGCGATAACCTGCTTTAAGAAGTGCAAGAGCTTCATATTTTACCTCCTCGTAGATCGCTAGGACACGCGCAGAAACGACTGCACATTGCTGAGCAGAAGTTTCTAGCGTCGTCCCATCTGCCTGGCTAAGAAAAATTCTTCGACATCGCGAGACATTGGCGTAGACAACCGCGTCGGCAATATCAACAGAAAGTTGATTTAGCTTGGCGGCACTACGTTTCTGCTTCACGAGGGGTCCGGAGATCAATCCGAGGCCAGCTAAGCAGATTGATGTGCTTCCTTTCCCAAAAAGGGCAAGGGAAACAAGAAACTCTACCACCCTTTGAGCATCTCCACCGTTAAGGAGATACCCGAAAAGAAGTCCTAGGATAACTCCCAATAAAAAAACACGATGTTTTTTGAGGAAGTTTCTTACCTGCGTCATACGATCCTCCTTGAAAAGGGAAGAATGCCCCAGAAAGGGCATCTCTGAGGCATCCGCCTTAGAGAAGGACGTATCAGGCGGCTTTAAAGATCGCCGCCCGACACGATCGCATTCAGTCCAGTGTTGGCACTGTTCGCCACATTTAAGGCGACACTGTTGTTCAACGCTGAGACGAGATTCGCGATACGCTTCAACATGTCGGCATTCGTGCCGCCACTGAAGCCAGTCCAATCCCGAGGGATGGAGAGGTCCAGTTTCGCCGAAAAAGTAGTTAACTTATACGGCGAAAGTGTCGATTGCTCCGTCTGTGCGACAGAGACAATGACGTGGTCATTTGCCGAAGAATTGCCTTGGGCGAACTTTCGTTCGACCGTAACAATCATCGGTTTGGCCAGACTTCGACCGGTCACCGCATACACGGTCTTCGTAGCAGATGTGCTTTGAAGGGCGTATACAGTGGTGCCGGAGTTTTCATTGTAAAGGGTGAGAGAAGATGATGGCATGACAGACCTTCCAATCGTGTTGGATCAGTAAGCTGATCAGTTCAGCGTTTAAAGATTCTCTGAAAAAGCAAAGAGAATCCAGAAACGCCCTGAGAAACTGAAAGTCCCTGGTTGGTGAATAAGGACGCAGTGGAGGGTGGCATACCAGCGGTACGCTGATATACCAAAATCTCTCCGCCAGCTCGAACAGCCCCATTGGCAGGAGGAGCAGTCTGAAGAGTGTTTGCACTCCGAGGACTGTACCAATAGCCAATGTTGGCATGTCGAGTGAAAATCTCTGCCGTAAAGGGTATAACCGCTTTCGCGGAATACCCAAGACGTGAAACAGAGGCACTCGTGAGCGTCCTAAGACTATCTTCGAAACGCGGGAGTGATATTATTCTACTCATGTTGACGAACCAGTCAACCACGAAAGAATAAGGGGTCATTTCCCAGATAGTCTCCAGCAACTTGTCCGCTGAGAGTCCATAGGCAAAAACAAGCTTCGTGAAAGCATTATACTGACGTTCCAATTGGTCAGTAGCATAACACGAAACATTGGTTTTGACTTGCATCGGCGAAAAAACAAGCCGATGTGCCGGACAGCCGTCCAGGCTTCCAAGCCCGGAACCGCGATCCAGTATGTACTTCCAGTAGGCGACAGTCGCGTCATCAACCGTTGGAGAGGGTGCAGACAAGACAGCTATTCCTGCTTTGGAATAGCGCTCAGAGGCTTGCTTGCGGTACCTATTGACCTGGGACATATACTTGGCACCAGACTCACAAAAGGTCTGGAAATCCTTGTACGTAGCCCTCCAGCCATACTGTGCCTCAAGCCACAGATTGGATCCAGTGCGCATGAGATGAGCAGCAGTGCTCTTCCCTGCGCGCTTTCTCCAGTCGTGTTTTAAAAGCCCGAATGGGTTTTTAACCATTCGGATAGTCTGAGGTAACTCGCGAAGGGAAACCGCTAAAAGCGATTTCGAATTCACGAGGCCTTTGACCAACTCTGCTAGAGCAATAATAGACGGAACCCACTCACTCGCAGCTATCGCATTCATACATTGAGTATAGTATGATGCGCTAGGGCTAATGAACAAGGGCTCATCCGACCACGTTATTGCTTTAAACGTGCTACCGTACCCATCATTAAAATAGTATGGGCCACCCGAAAATGATGAAGCATCAAAACGGGCGGCTTTAACCTTTTTATGAAGGCACGGGTTGTACGGATGGCCACCACTCAAGGTGGCAACGTCTTGCATCCACTCGGAAGATCTGTCAGCAAAACTGGTTGACGCGTAAGAGCATCCGCTCTTATAGGTACTACTCCATGGCTTACTCTCATATAATGAGTTGTTAATCCAGAGGGAGTAGTTCCAAAAACGCGTACCGCCAGTTGAGCTGTTTCTCGTCCGAATGCGGCTCATAGTGTCACTCCAACAAAGATAGGGACCTGAAAGGGTGGTAATATTACCGGC